TCAATCAAAACTGAATATCTCACCGCAGATAAACCCTTCAAGCCCGTACCTCATGGCATCCATGAGGTGGTTGAAGTCATCAATCGGCTTGTTGATCTTTTTCCCGAATTTGTCCACGTCCCAGGTATAATTATTGATTTCTGTCAGGAAGTTCACGCACCTGGGATGGACTATTATTTTGAAATCCTGTATATACTGGATCCCGTTGTTGATGCTGTCCCTGCCTTTACGCGCTCCGGATATATGGTACAGTCCAAGGTCCCGCAGCTCATCGATGCTCTTTGGCTCTGCAGAATCGGCTATGATCTTCTCTTTCGCATACCCCATAGCAGCGATGTTCTGATATATGGCCTTGTTGCTGAGCCCGCGCTGATACATCTCATCAAACACATACAAGACCCCCTCGCCCGTGTCGATAAGCCCGCACCACAGCGCAGTGGGGTCATTTGTATATCCAAAGTCGAGCCCGAAAGCTGACCGGATCCCCGGGAGGCTCCTGATCTCATCAATGTCGAAAGGCTTCTCCTCAAACTTCTCATAGATCAGCCCTTCGACTATACCCCAGTCACCCAGTCCGGCCACCCTGTACCGCCTTGGGTTGTTGACCTTCATCTTCTCAAAGACCTTCTTATCTGCATCATCGAGCCATTCATTGCACAGATAATTGGTCGTGATCGCAAGTACGTCATCATCCGGCTTGTCAAAGAAGCGCTTCTTGATCCAGTGCCGGCCATTCCACGGGTTGAATGTCAGAGTGATCTGCTTGAACAGCCCTGGGGGACACTCGCCTCTGATGGACTCATCAAGCATGTCGAAATCACCCTCCGACATGATCTCATAGGCCTCTTCGATCCACATCCAGCAGAGCACACCCACGTCCACCGTGATCGAGGTTACTTTCAACGGATCATCAAGACCCCGGAAGTATATCTTCTGCCCTGTCGGGAGGTATGTCATCTCAAGCGGGCTCTCCGTGACCTTCCACCAGGCATCGACATCTAATCTGTGGATCGCCCACTTCAGCTCCGTGAAGCAGCTGTCCTTCAAGGTCCTGTAAGTCTTCCTGATCACGAGTGTGTTCGCTTCCGGATACTTCATCATGTTGTAGATGAACCAGAGCGCCGTGGTTTTGGACTTCTTGGATGCTCTTGATCCCTTTACGACACGGTATCTGCCCTTGTATTTCCAGAACTGCCGGTAGCCCTTTCCCACTACTTCAGGGAGGCGTATCTCTTTGTATTTCATTCGAACAGCTCCCGTTTATAGCGGCAACACTCCCTCTCCCGGCACTTGTGCGTGCGTTCAAGGCCGCGGGTCAATACCCCCTCATACCTCGTGCAGTACGCAGTGGGATGATATGTCATATTACCGTCTATACACTCATAGGCGTAACAGGTCCGATTTGTGTCTTTGTGAAGCTTTGCCGTTTTATTCTTCAAGATCGTCCTCACCGCCGATCTTTGGAACTATCAGATTGACTGACAGATTATTATCCAGCTTGCCCTGCATCCTTGCCAGAAGCTGTATGGCCTTGACCTTGTCATTGAACGAAGCGTGTTTTGTATGCTTCACTGTTTCCGAACAGCCGTCCCCGACACCCTCAACGACAAGAACCTCTTCTTCCGCTTCATCCCTGACAATCGCGGTCAGGCGCTCCTGCATCTCTGAGATATCCATGATCTTCTGACTGCGGTATTCTTCGTTCAAACGTTCGATTTCTTGAATTATGTTAATTTTTGTCAATAGCGCAGAAGCAATATGGCGGGCTGTTTTCTTCGAATATCCGGCCTTGATCGCGGCCTGTGAAGCGTTTCCGCAAGCTGCATACTCAAGACAGAATTTTTTTTGTTTATCGGTCATCCGCACAGACCTCCTTTCAGGCATACAAAAAGAGAGCGGCCAATCTGGCTGCCCTCTTGTCTCAAAATCCAGCTTATACAATACTCTCCCATTTTTCCCATTTCAACCCATTTTGTCTCTATTTTTTCAAAAATCGGTCAGAAAAAGCAGTCAGCGCCCTCCCGTGCATATTGTCGATCGTCTTTTTCTGCCTGCCGTAATCATGAGCAATGCTCTTAAGCGACTCGTAATTCACATACCGCCTGAATAGGAGATCGGAATACATCTTGTTCTCAAGTTCCTGGATCTGCTTTATGATCTCAAGCCTCTTTGCGATCAGAATCAGCTTCTTCTCACCGACCTTCTCTTCGTACTCGATGATCTTAATGACCGCATTCATGAGCGCATCACCCTCAGGCGAAGTGTTTACTCTGTCCCGGTCATACCGGATGGCCTTTATGTTCTCCGCTTCAGTCTCAAGTCTTTCGAGCTCCTGAATATCCTGTCCGATCTCGACATCAAAGTCGTGGATCTGAAGTAAATATTCCTTTGCGGTCATCTGTTTCTCCTTTCAAAATCCGTGAAACGTGCGTGCATTCTATACGACCTCTGAAACGCACTTTTTATGTATCGCGCCGAAACGCGCACTATTGTTGAGTTATTCAAGATGCATTCAAGATAGATTTTTCATCTTGAATGCCCTCAAACCCTTGTGAAACATGGATTTCGCGATCAATATTCAAGATCATTCAAGATACTTTGTATATATTATATTTTTTTTAAGGGTATGTAGTGTCACGACACCACACATCTCAAAAAAAGTTCCGGAATGAGAAATCATCTTGAATCTTGAATAACCCAGTGCCAGTGCGGGTTTCAGGGCATTCAAGATGATTTTTCACCTTGAATGCATCTTGAATGCATTTTTGCGAAATTCGCGTCCCTGCTGCATTTGAGGGCATTCAAGGTAAATTCAGGATGATCCACTTTTACCCTCTTTTAGTGCATTTACTATGCAAAGTGGGAGAATTTCTCCCACTCCCTCCACCCCAGAGATCACTTCAAGCAGTTCATCGTCATAATAGAAGTTGAATATCTCCCTTCCGGAAGGGGAATTTCTTATAAATTCCATCCACTCCTCCGGGCCCGCATCATCGAGCTCGGATTCCCCGTCCCGAAGTCCTTCCGTGTATGCGACACGGTAGAAGTTCTCCAACCACTTTGAAAGCTGTATGGGGGACATTTTCTTGATCGTTTCAAGCATTTTGGGCGAGATTTTCATTGATCCTCTCCTGTTTTCGCTGAATCTTGGCTTCCATGATCCTGTTCACGTCATCGATGCAGCTGCATGTGGCGATGACTTCGTTTATGCAGACGCAGACATCAGAGATCTCTTCAACCACTGAAGCGTACGCACTCTGGAGCGTGATGCCTGGAGCAAGCGTGGGGTCGTTATCGAGGACCCGCGAGAGCTTCACTATCGACTGCGTGAGCTCGGCCATCTCTTCAATCAGCTGCCTGAACTCTTCCATCAGCGTTCCTCACTTTCTGTCTCATATGGTTCTATGATTGTTGGCTGAGATTCCAAAAGCATATTTATAATAGCTAGCCCTTTTTCGGATAACCTTTTGTCAAAGTTCTTTTTGAAACAGTATTTTTGAAATGCATCAGCATCAATCAATCTCCCGTGCCCTTCGGGAAGCAGGGTTCCGTTTTTAATTCCCCGCACTACATTCTCCACATCCGGTGGCTGCATATGTCCGTTACAAGTTGCTTTATAGGAATCTTCTGATATCCTAATTACGACTTCTATTTCTTTCATTCTTCTTCCTCCTCTGCCGGATCTTCATCCTCGGACTCTTCACAGTCGGAGGTCATGTTGTTGAAGCACCCGCGGAGCATGTTGTAAAGTCCGTCTGATAGGGTATTGCTCTGCCTTAGCTCGTTTGCGGTACACTCAATCTCGGTTACTGTTGTTTTGATTTTCATTCTTCTACCTCTCCTTCTGCCTGTGGCTCTTCATACTTCATCCGGCGACTCAATGTAGACCACGATAGCCTTTACCCAAGGCAATGATGCAAATAATTCATCCCACTCCTTGTCCGACAAATCCCAAATATCCTTTCCGTCTTTGGTTTCCCCATATTCGCATCCGACCATATCGGTTAAAATATCTTCAGCATCATCATCCTTAAAGTGCACACGCTCACGGCCAATGTAATATTCGGTTAATTCACATCTGCCCCAACTACCAATCCAGTATGAACAAGAGTCCTCTGCTACTATTTCCGATGCGACCATAGGGATTATGGGTAAATCAGGATTTTCTTGCATCAGCTTTAACAATTCTTCTATTTTGCTCATTCCGTCACCTCACTTTCCGCCTCTACGATCGTCTCGGCACCGCCTATCTGTCCTATGCTTACCGCGTAAAAAATCCCATCTTCGTAATCGCTGTCGGGATTGAGTTTGTCGGCATCAATCAACCGTCCGTGACCTTCGGGGAGCGGTTTACCGTACTTGATTATCAATGTATCGACAACACATTGGTTATCAGGTATTGCTTTTATCACATTGTAATATTCTTCCGGTATGTCAATTATTAACTTCATTACTCTCCTCATCTGCTTCTATGATTGTATCTGCCCAATCTATTTGAGCAACCGCAACTACATTCTCGAATTTGTCAGTATCGTGATATTTATGTTTCTTTAATTCATCAGCATCAATCAACCTTCCGTGCCCTTTTGGAAGCGGTACGCCTTTAAGTATACCTTTTACTAATATGGTTTTTACATCATCACCTTCTTCGTACTCACTATCTAAAGCAGGTTCAAAGTATTTTATTATTCCGTATACCTTGTCGGGTATCTTGATTACTAACTCTATATCCGCCATATTTATCCTCACCTTCTCCTTTACCAAAACTCCACCCCGTTAATGACCGTCGGCGTGCCGCGCTCGTAGTGCTCGCAGATGTGCGAAGGATAAAATATACCGCCTTTGCACCACTGATCGAGATAGCGCTCCCAATTTGACATGAATGTAATCGGCTTGTCGTGCTTGCTCATATACGGCTTCTCCTTTTCGCGCTTGTTGTCATAGCAGGTCCCGAAGGGGCAATCCTTGTAATGATGTACGCACTTATGGCATATACAGTGGGAGCATAGGAAATCGGGATGTTCGTCCTGATCCTCGATGTAGTCAAAAATGCTTATCTGGCCCCTCATTCGCTCTCCCTGTATGGCTTCGGTAGCGGCATCCAGGCATTGACGAATAGCCCGTAGCTCAATAGCGTCCTTTCTTCATCGCCCTCATAGAATGAGCCGTCTCCGTCCTGGTCTATAGCATACCGCCCGATCACCGGAAGACTGAAGTTCTCCAGGGATATGAAAATATAATCGCTGTCGCCATCTTCGTCTACTTCTGGCAGCTTCTCGTCGATCGGGATCCACCTTGTCCGCTCTAATGCCTTAATAATCTTCTTGCAATTATCCGCATCTATCACGTCCATAACTCCGTGAATGTTGTATGCCAATCTCTGTAACATTTCTATCGTGCCTATACAACTATTTGCTTCTTCTCTTGTCATTCCTTATCCTCGCTTTCTGCTCTGTAGGGCTGTGGCTCAATTTACATACCCGTTCTTTTTAATAGCATCACTCCACGCTTTAGTTGTAGCTAATAGGCTGTCTTGTTCCTCAGCTAACTGCTCAAGAACACCCTTATCTTCACCACAAGGCTCTTTTTTATAATGCTTTTTAAGCAACCACTCCAGAAACTTAAAATCCTCTTCTGTGGGAAGTACACATACAGCAACCAATTCATTGCAATCAGCATTGTGAAAAGCCTGTATCATTCTCTGCCTGTATTCCTCTACTGTCATTTCACAAAGCTGTTGCTCCAATGCTTCAATAATGTTTACTGCATCTTCTCTTGCTTCTTTAGATTTAGCAAAATTTGCTTCAAAGTAGCTTACAATGTTTATTGCCTTGCTCAATGCTTCTTCTCTTGTCATTTTCCCGCTTATCATCGTTTCCTCTTCTTTCTTTTCTCCGCTGCCTTTCGCTCGATTTCAGCGCTCAGTATTCCGAGATACCTTTTCTTTTCTGCGTCAGCGACCGCTTTAGCTGCCTTTCTCTGACTGTCGTACTCGATCCATGTCTGGCATTCAGAGTGGCAGTTCATGTGGCGGTCAGCGCAATGTCTACACGGTGGCTGCATTTTCATCCATAAGCTCCTTGAACTGATCTTCAAGGTCTTGACGCATGAAGCGGTCATAGCAGTCCGGGCACATGAAAGGATCCTTGCCGAAGGGCTCATGCTCAAATCTAAAGTCCTCTATCTCTTCGCTGGAGAACACGTCGCCGCACTTTGTGCATTTGACACCTTCCTTATTACCCCATACCTCGAAGGAGTGATCGAAGATGTCGAGTAGGGCTTTCTTGTTCAGGAACCGCTTGCCCCTGCACGCCCTGACAAGGGCATTGATCACAGCTTCCGCACCGTAGACGTCAAAGTTTTCGACGAGGCCGCTTATCTCTTTATCTGCTGATGCTATTGTCATTTTCTTTTCCTCGCTTCCTTGACTGCTTTTTTGAGCCTTATAACCGACAGCCCGAGGTCGGTAAGTTCGGGATCCTCCGACCTGTATCCGCATCGGGTGAGGGTACAGTTTTCGCCCCGGGTTACGAGCATGAGGTTGTCTATATTACAGTTAAGCCTATTCCCATCCCTGAACGTTACGACCATGCCATCGGGCACCGGTCCGTTGATCTCTTCCCACACTGCCCTGTGCAGGAACTCCCAGCGTTCCCATAAGCTCCCTTCCATCTGCTTCTTCCTGAGCTTATAGCCATCGGAATTTACCACTATGGTCTCCACCGGCATTTCATTGACCGGGCGCTCTCCCTTTTTGAACTGGGTAGCAGCTATTCTCTTCTTGATCTCCGCTGCGCGTTCTTCGCCGACATACTCTTCCAGCTTTTTCCCTTTGTTCCCGGGAGCGTGCCCCCTCTGGTACCATCCGGTCACTCCCGACTTGATCCCATGCCGCTGCCTGAACTGCTTCATGCATACGGGTGTCATCTCATACCCGAAGAGCTCCTTGACCCGTTCGGCCATCTCCTTTGAGCTTACGCCCCAGGAGTTGTCCCGGATGTATTCATACATTCCCTGAGGATACTTAGTCTGATATTTCCAATATTCTTCTTTTGATAATTGTTTTTGATAATTCCGGATCCCGCGATTACCTCTGTAGGCCTTTATGGATTTCGTTGTAAAGTTCGTGCCAAAATTCTCATTGACCTTTACCGAAAGCTCTTGATCCCGCATCATCGGGGACCACTTGCGGACAAAGCTCTCGATCTCAGGCGGGTATCTGTAGACTGCCATTTCACTTGCCTCCGTTCATTCCGAGCATCTGCTGGAAGAACACGCCCCGCCCCTTGTTGTCGTAGCCATATTCATCCGCATATGACATGGCCCTCAGCTGCAGGGCCCCGTTCTCGATGATGGTATTCGAGACCTTCACCATCGCATCAGCCTTCCTGATCTCGCGTTCAAGCCCCTCATCATCAAGATCATCATCGTTCAGCCTCTCGATCTGTTCAAAAAGATAATTATTAAGATCCATCAGTGTGTTTTTCATCATCTTCGTCCTCTTTTTCAAAAACCCTTCTTTTTCTCCCAGATACGTACCTGTCAACGATCTTCATGTTGAGCCTCAGACACAGCTGCTTTGAAAATGCAATGCTGCTCATGGACTGGAGGTTGTTCTCGCGGCAGTACAGGTTGTATGACTGGTAAACCTCATTTGTAGGCTCATGCAGGATGTCAGCGTCAATGTCCGATGAATCCAGGAAGCCTATTATCGGATTGTTTTCAAGCTCATACTCTTCAAGCTGCTTTTCGACCTGCTCCGACTTCGCAAAGTCCTGGGACTCAAGAACGTCATATAGTCCTTTGATCCCGATCCTGATCAGTGCCTCGATTGGGCCCTGCTGGCATAGGTCGTACTTGATCATTGAATTGAATCCGTCCCTGCCCTTTTTGAAAACCGCTTTGAACGGTATGATCACGAGCCTGCGCTTCACTGCCCCGCTCTTATCCTTCATCCTGGGAATCTGGTTCGCCGAAAACAACAGCTTGCAGTATGGCTCAAAATTAAACGGTGTCTCGCCCTTCTGCTCTGCCTTTATCTCATTTCCGGATACGATTTTTTTGAAGATCGCCACCTGGTCACCGCGAAGGAACTCATCGCCGATGTCGTCGCCGATATTTGCAAGCTTCCCGAACATCATGGCGGTTGAGAATCTGTCGCCAAGCTCATACAGGTCAAGGGCCGAAATGTTCTCCTGCCCGAGCATCGCCTTGATCATGTCGAGGTATGTGGATTTTCCGTTTGCGCCCTCGCCCGTGAGTATAAATGCCTTGGACATTTCATTCCTGCGATACAAGCAATATCCCGCGCACTGCTCCAACAGCTTCCGGATCTCCGGATCCCTGCAGGAGATGTTATCAAGCACTTGATCAAGCAGCTCCGATTTTGCGTAAGGATCGTAATTCCACGGGATCTGATTGGTAATGACAATGTCGGGAGTGAATGCCATGAGCTCATTGTTCTGGAGGTTCAATACACCGTTCTTGAATGCGATATAATTCGCCGGGGCCATGTGCCTTGCCGGCGCGGTGATCCGCATCGTCTTCATCACTTCTTTCCGCTGCGCGTCCCGGAGCGTCGGCATTGCTGTCTGCATGATCGCCTCCATCTTAAACGGGTCCGATCTGTATACCCCCTCATCGTAGATAAAGAGCTGGTTTGCGATCCGGATCACGTGGTAATTGGCTATCAGCCAGGCCGCAAACAAGTGATGTTGGAATTTCCCGCCCTCGGTCACAAAAGACACCTGCTTGAAGGCTTCGTCCCTTGTGATTACTGCAAATTCATCATCTGATAGGCGGTCTTTGAAAATATGGCCGTTGATGTTCTTCAGGATCCGGACTATCGTATCCTTATCAAACGGCACCGCCTGAAGCTTCAAGATGTATGAATACAGGCAGTCGTTCCGGCCCTTCGTTTCCTCCATCTGCCAGAGCTCGTATTTCGAGTCTACAGGCCAAAGCTCTTCCGGAAGCGTCTGATACTGTTCGTCATCCAGGACGTCATAATCTTCCGGGAACCGCGCTTTTCCATGAACGCAGAGCGGGATGTATGTTGACCCCATGTGCATATCCACCACAAAGCCAACGGCGGTTTTTTTGTCCTTTCCGGAAGCGATCTTGACACCCGGCTTCCGCCAGTAGGTGTGCCCGCCGTGGGTGGAAGGCAGCGCAAGGCACTTCCAGCCGCTTGCTTCTGCCATATCGAGGAACTTGTCGTACATCTTCTTGTCATCAAACGACACGTCAATGAAGTCGTTGTTCAGTATCGCGCCGAAACAGTCCTCGCCCTTCACGTCATCAAAGGTGCTGATGTGCTTCTTTCCCTTTACGGCAACGGCCGGCTTCTTGCCATCCCCGGACGAATCGCCCCTAACAAATGTCTTGAATACTCTGCCTTCGTCATGCCATCTGGAACCCATCTATTACCCCGAATTTCTTTTCAAGCCTGTCTTTCGCCAGGCATATGTACCACCATTTATCAAGCTGCTCCGGAACTGTTTTTCCACTCATGCTGCCGTTGTCTATGAAACAGTGATCCGGAGTATTCCCGAACTTCGCGGGATTGCTTTTTCCTCTACACTTAAAAATCTTTCCGTCATACAGGTCATTTGAAGCAAAGACCCTGTACGACTTGTATGTATACTTTTTTCCGTTGTGCATCACGTATTCATATGCGTCGGAGAGCTTCACAAGCTTCTGGAATCGGATCAGCTCATCACATCCCATTATCGTGTCCTCAACCGGGACCTTGTCCACCATGTACCTCACAAGCGCCTCGTTTATGATCGGCAGGTCGTAGTCTATCGAAGACAGCTCCTTCACATACGCTCCCTTGCGCTCTATCTTGCCGTCCGGCTCGATCCACAGGTAATTATTCACGTCGCCCTGGTATATCTCAGATATGATGTCGAGCCCCAGGAGTATCTGGCACTTGCTTGTGCTGCACCGGTATTCCCAGTCCGCACAGACCCCGTCCACCTGGTCAAAGGCCTTATCCGTGTCCGGGATCATGATGATGAGCCCGTCCGTGTTCGACTGTATGAGCTCGAACCCTTCGACCTGCGCTTCAAGATGTTCAATAAGGTCCAGCAGCATAAGCTGCCCGTTGATGCACATGATGTTGTTATTCCTTGGATCATATGCCGGGTTGTATTTGTCTTTCATTGCGCCGGATAATGCGTTCAGGAGCTTCTTGTACGGCGCCTGCTCCTTTTTCTTCCCCGCTGCCTTCAGCTCCATCCGCGTGTCATACACGTGCCTGTACTGTTCGGGCTCCCAGGCTGATCTTGTGACCAGGTCCCATGCGATAAGCATCGAAGGATAATAGGATCCGACATCTACATGTAGCAGCAGGCCCTTTCTGTGGATCGGATGATCCGGAGCCCCGTGCAGGCCGCCGAATCCGAAGACATGCGGCACGCCTGCAACGTCCATTTTTAGTGATTTTGATTTATATATGCTCTCATCTGCTCCACGCCTGATATCTGCGAACCACTCAAGCGCCCTTCTGTACTTTTTCAACCTGAGGCAAGGGAGAAAATACCATTTGAATTCATCGTCATACTGCCTCTTGTGACAGTTCAGCACCTTGGCCGTGATCTGGGCCTCCGTGTCCCCTATGGACCTGAGGCCCAGCCCGAACGCCGTGACCATTCCCATCTGGGCCTCGAACTGTTCCTTGCGTTTCACAAAAACCCTGATCGTCTCTTCAACGTCGTGCCTGCAATAATCTTCCATCGCCTGAAGCTCATCCTTTGTGAGCGGCCGGTCGATATCGAAGGGTATATCGGTCTCCCTGATGTCCGATCCCATGAATCCCTCCATGGTCTTGAGTCCGACCGGGGGGTTCGGCATGACGTCGAAGAAATTGATTTCATAGTCGCGCTTGCCCAGGATGCTGCTGAAGAGATACGGCTGCCTTTTCTTGACAATGATCCAGTCGCTGAGCTCCTTCGGATCAAGGCCATACAGGATGGCCTTGAAGATCCACTGGTCATAATGCCTGATGTTGTACCCCACCCATATCTCTCCCTTGTGCTCGTTATAGATCCACCGGAGCATCTCCTCATCGTTATGCACGACATAAGTGGTGTGGTCTTCGGACATCATGAAGACTGCAAGCCAGTCGTATTTTGTCACTTCAAAATCGAGGAATATCATGACTCATAGACTTCTACGATCTCAAAATCGTGAAAATCGCTGTTCTTCTGCTTTGTGTATTTAAGATTGAAATAGAGCCCGGCTGATTCGATCTCTTCCGCAGCATCCATGAGCAAGTTGTTGTACTGCTTGAAGTTTTTGAAGATGTTCTCCCCTGCGTTCTCAACGCAGTCGAGTTCCAGGCTCTTTAGAAATTCATTGGCCTTGTGGAGCCCGAATGTCGTATCGATCACCTGATTCATCCAGAGCTTGCGGTTCGCAAATTTCTGCCCCTCTCTCAGCGTGAATGTCACCTTGACCATCGGCTTTCCAGTCTTTGACGTGGTGGCTTCAATGCCATCGATGTCCACCTCATAGTTGCCGTCCGGAAGATCCTCATAATCTCCGTTAGATGCGTTGTTCTGCTCCTTTGCAAGCGCCTTTACATCGATTGTTTTGTCAAACTCTGCCCATACATCACTCATGATTTTTTCCTCCTTTTTCTGGTGGGTTTTTCAGTTTCTTCTTCCGGTTCTGTCAGCGGGACCAATTCAGGCGATCCCTCCGGAATATCCATAAATCCGCTCTGTTCGTCATACTGCTCCTTGCTGATTTCGTGAGCTCCTTCAGGGATATCCTCACCGGGCTCAGCAATGTCATAATGCCCTTTATCCGTAACGTAGTATTTTGAATGCGGCTGCTCTTCTGCCGGCTTCCTGCGTCTTTTCTTCTTTTCGGTCAGGTCTTCAGTAACGGCGTGGGCTTCGTCCGCCTTCTCCGCCTCACTGTCAGATATCGCACCCTCCATGTAGTAGTAATTCCTGATCTTCTCCGCCACATACTTGAGGTCGTTTTGTATAAGTTTTGTCGGGAAAAGACCTTCCGGGCTCTTCAAGGTGTCGTTTCCGGAGTTCTGTGTCTGGAAATAATACTTTCCATCGCATACGAAGGTACCCAGCACTATCATGAAAAGGCCTTCTATCGTGATATACTTGTCAAGCGCCTTACCTATCGTCTTGATCTTTCGCCTGCCGTTTT